TGCTGCTGATCAAGCTAAGCAGCTGGGTTTGCTTTATAAAGGATTTGGTCGTTGGGCTGATCCTCGTACTGATAAGGTCACTCATAAAACTGATGGTGGTAGATTAACAAAGATTGATCCTGCTCAAACAAAAATGGGATTAGATGATCCTAGTGTAGAGAAAGAACCTGGCCGTGCTACTGGTAAAGATCCAGAAGCCCAAGCAAGAATGAAGGACAAATCTCCAAGGGTCGGCGCACCGAGCGAACGAGAGACAAGGGAAAAACGATTTGCCCGCCGACAACAAACTAAAGATACGGTCAAGGATATTGCTGATCAAATCCACGATCATGATTGGACATATGATAAGTCTGATGACCACTCAGCGTGGAGTAAGGGCGAACGCGAAGAAAATAAATTATTAGATACAATAGCAAAATCTGGATTTACATATTCACAAACAAAACAAATATTTAGAGATACAGGTATGAGGTCTACTAAACATGGTAAGTCAGTTGCTGGTGAAACATTTACTCCTAAGATGTATAGAAAGGTACTACGAAAACGAATTCAAATAACTAAAGATGTTCAACGGGGAGTGAAGGGTGCAGAACCAGTTCCTCCAGCACCCACTAAATGGGATGCTGAAAAATATGATTCTGGATTTAGGGTTCCCGATAAGAAAGACCGGATACCAACACAACCGCCAGGACACGCAAGTGATGTTGCCCAATTAGCTTTTGATAAGACCGGCGATGTAAAATTAGCTAATGCGTCAAGACGGCTCAGTCCCGAAAGAAGGGCCGATTTAGAACGGTGGTTGGATGACGATACACAAGAAGATATGCCAGACTTTAGACAAATGGCCAAGGACGATCCCGACGCCGCGGACCGCGCGCGTGAGTTCGGGCCGGAAGATCGTGACGGTCCAGCTTGGAATCGTGACGGTCCAGACTGGAAGCCACCAGAAAAAGGAAGAAAATTTGATGTTAAATATGCTATGTCTAAACGCGGTAAGATTACTACAGTATCTTTTAAGGATGCGGAAGCAGCAAGAAATTTTCTTTCAAAACAACAGAAAGGTGGGGCGAAGGGTATTATTTCTGTAGCTGGAACCCCTGTTGCTAAGTCAGGTAAAGGCACCAAGGTGATTGATGTAGAACCCAGAGGTTCAGAATGATATCAAATATGTTAACCTGTCTTAAGAGTGCTTTTTCAACTCCAACAAATACTGTTCCTTTTATGTTAGGTCTATTTATCGGCTTAACCGTATTCAACGCAGATATTATCTATAATACCGCGATCACCGCCCTTTCTGGGTCAACTTTCCATATTACCAAGTCTTTCTTCAATTTAGGTTCATAATTTAATTAGTTATAGGAGAACAGTTATATAGTTCTTTTCTTTATATTTATGGACTCATGGATCTTATTACTCCACTTACAAATCTTGTAAACGAAAGCTTTCTTGCTGTCATTTTCACTGCATTCGCGGCGACCGCGACCATTTTTCTTGAACGTAGAAAGAAAAAAAATGGGACAAATTCTAATTCTAAAAGTTTAGAATTGGTAGAAATGGCTTTTGAAGAAGTACAAAAAACCGTAGAAGATTTAAGAAAACAAAACGAAGACTTAAAAAAGGAACATCAGAGACTTCGTAGTGAACTTGATCTTTCCCGTGAAAAGTATTATCATCAAATTGAAATTAATGCTACTACTTCTGCTCAATTAACTAAACTTAATTTTGAGCTAGGAGGGGGTTGACAAACAGAGCATAATGTTGTATATTTATATTAACCTAAAACACAAAAGATTATGATTACTACAATTGCTGTTTCAATCGCTATAACCGTTATAATTTTACTAATTTTATTTACTGGTATGATGAATTTGGCTCAGTCTGTTATTATACAAGACAATAAAACAATGTTGGTAAGATTGACTACATTAACGGATAGATATATAGTTGATCAACAACAAATAGAAAAAAATCTTATAGAATTATCATCACAACTTAATGATTTTTCAATTTCAATTGATGATGCTATGACGACCATGTTTGATTCTGTTATGAAATTTCCTCGCGGTGACGATTCTGGTGAACGGAGAACTATAGAGTTTTCTCCAGAAGATTTTGTTGATACATTAAATAACTCTAAATCTAGGTTAGATGGAAGTGCTATGGAAGATTTAAAAAACATTTTCTTGGATATTGAAAAATTTAAAGAAAGTAATGATGAAGAAGAAAATACTACTAAGGAGTAAATATGTTTTGGACAGGTGAAGACATTCAACCTAGTGTTGATTTGGCAGAAAAGATTTTTGGAAAGAATAGTCAATCGAATATATTTCTATTTACCAGAGAATTTGGAAAAATTTGGCAAGGTAGCTTAAATCTTAATAAAGAATGTAAAAATAAGATAGAAATGTTGGCGGCTACCATTAATAAGAGGGTTTATTTAGTCATTGAATATGATTATAAAACCCCACTATATACAACTATATCCAAGTTGAGAAAGGTGGAAGAAGTACATAGTTTCTAGATTAGGTTCTATTTATAAAATATACTAATTTGGAGATATTATAATGAAATGGTTAGTTTTTGGTTTGTTCATTATGGTGTTAATTACTACTGATCGCCGACCAAGCCTTCCAGAAGAAGGTGTGAGGAATTGGTTATGATTAATTTTATAAAGAGATTTTTTCAAAGAAGAAAAGAAAATCAAAATGCAAAAAGAAAAGAAAATCAAAATGCAAAAATGATGAAAAAGGAATATGAGGTTTTAATGTATTTAATAAAGTATTCAGATTCTTTGCAAGATTTTGTTTTTTGTAAGAAAAAAATAAGAAAATTTAATTATAAATGGAACACTTTGGATATGATACGATTTAACCCCCGTGTTCATTATAACAAATTACTTAGAGAATATAATCGTGAATTAAGAGAAAGAGGTTATAGGTGGTCTGAACAGAAGAAAAGTTAATGACAGTATTAAAACGAAGAAAAAATGCAAAAGTAATATATCGTGAAAAAGAAAGAATTTGGTGTAGTAGATGTAAAAAAAGATCTATAATAAGTTGGGACGATGTTAAAGAAATTCTATGTGGAGATTGTTTTGCAAGAGAAATTTTTAAATTGGAGACACAGGCCCAAACTACAAAACTTAACTTTGAACGTGGTTGGAATTTAAAGAAAAAGTTCAAAGCACCAGATGGAACAATTTATTCATTCGGAAAAAAGAAAAAAAATAACCGGAGAAAAAAATGTTAGAAATTCCAAATAAATATATATCAAAATTAGAACAATTCCAAAACGAACATCCAGAAATTGTATATAAATATTATTTAAAAATAATAGAAGAAGCTATAATTAGAAATAAAAATAAAGCAAAATTTTATAGAGTAAAAGGGACAAATGTTGTTGCGGGTATAGAAGAAAAAGACTATTTAGATACTCTATATGAAATGCAAGAAGCATTTATAAAAAAAGAATTGTATGAATTAGCATCCGATTGTAAGAAGTTGATACATGATTTTCAAATTAATAAATTAATTTCTGACAGTCAAAACATTTAATACTTGACAGATTGGCTGTTTAGTGTTATATTAAAATATCCGATTAGGAGGTTATGTGATTTTCTTAGATGAAAATAAAATTAAAGAAGACTATGATAGGTTTATGTCTTTGATTGAAGAAGACCCGCGTTCTGAAAATCTTAAAAGAATGTATGAAGCCTTAGATCAAGAGTTAGCAGAGGCACCCGCCGCAGCCGTGCAACACCATCATAATGCTTTTCCAGGCGGATATCTAGACCATGTTCTTAGGGTCCATGATATTTCGTTGGAAATGACAAAAACATTTCATGCGTTTGAAGGTGAATTGAATTTTACCCCACAAGAACTACGGTTTGCTGCTCTCCACCACGATTTAGGAAAATTAGGAGAACCTAGCGAACCTTATTATGTAGAACAAGATTCTGATTGGCACAGAAAAACTCTTGGCCAAAATTATAAATATAATAATACTATTCAATATATGCGTGTAACAGATAGGGCTCATTATATGTTGCAACAGTATGATATTAAAATTACAAAGAATGAATGGTTGGGCATCCATTTATCTGATGGTATGTATGATGAGTCGAATAAATCATATTTAAAGAACAATATGTATCCATATCCGATGAAAACAAACATACCATATATTGTCCATGTTTCAGACTATCTTGCTATGGTAATTGAAAAGGACAAAGGGAAGTTTTAATGTCCCCTTGACAAAAAAGCATAATTTTATTATGTTTATGTCATACTTATATTTGTGTCGCCTAGTGTAGGGACACAAAAGATGCGTAACTGGTCTAATACTTAATAAAGGAGAAAAACCATGACTACACTATCAATTTTCCGTCCACGAAACTCACATGAGTTAAAACCATTTTTTGATGAAAGAGACGCTTTCATCCGTTCCTTCGATTCCATGTTTGATGACATGTTGAACACCACCTTTCCCACAATTAGGGATATGGGTGTATCCGTGACAAAGGGAGCGTACCCAAAGGTTAATATTATTTCTTACGATGACAAAGTAGAAATTGTTGCAGAACTTGCGGGCTTTTCTAAAAAGGATATCAATCTTGAGATTGAAGAAGGCCTTTTGACAATTTCTGGCAAATCCCCCACACAAGATGGGTGTGGTTGTAAAGAACTCCCCTGTAAATGTACTGATACTGGCGATTCTACATATTATCTTCGTGAATTAAAGAGAAGTTCATTTAAACGTTCATTTAAAATTAACGATAATCTTGATATGGAAAATGTTGTCGCTGGTTTTGATAACGGACTTCTTACGATTAATTTACCCCGTGTTCACGACGAGGTTAAATTGGCTAAAAAGGTTACAATTAAATAAAACACTTTAACACCGGAGGTAGCGATGAATAGCAACTTCGGTCACATAACTATGAACACATCTTATTAGGAGGTGATCTAAGAGGGTTATGTGGAAAACAATCTATGGGGGTAGGGTTTTTCTCTACCCCCATATTTATTGGAGTTTAAAATGTTTAAATATGTAGTATTACTATCAGCAATAGTGATAGCCACTGTTGCTGCTTTCTTTTCTGTATCTGGATTAGGAAAGTTATTTGCAGGATCATTTCTAGCAGTTGTCATAATGGCATCTGTTTTGGAAGCTGGTAAACTCATTACCGCTTCTTTATTGACCAGACATTGGCAAGATCTGACTCGTTTGATGAGAGCATATTATCTCTTAGCAACCTTTATTTTAATTGTAGTTACTTCTGCTGGCATTTATGGATTTTTAACAGCAGCCTACCAAACCACCGCCGACCAACTTAGTATTTTAGATAGACAAACCCAAGTATTAGATTTGAGAAAAGAACGATATCAAGAACAATTGGATCTTTATATTGGAGAACGTGAACTCTTAAGTTTAACCGTTGGAGAATTAAGTAGAGGTCTGGCTAATAATGTAATTCAATATGTTGATGCAGAAACTGGTCAACTTATAACAACTACATCTATAAACACCAGAGTAGCATTACAAGAACAATTACAAATTGCTACTCAGGAAAGAGGAAATTTAGCCCTAAGAATAGAAGAATTGACCGACAGCGTTACACAATTGGACCTACAAGCGTTAAGCCTAACCGTAGATAGTGAGGTAGTCGCAGAAGTAGGTCCATTACGTTATCTGTCCAATTTGACCGGCTGGGAGATGAATAGGGTGGTTAATATATATGCTTTATTGCTTATATTTGTTTTTGATCCATTAGCAGTGAGTTTAATTGTTGCGTATAATAGACTTCATTTATTAGAAGCACCATCGAAAACGGTAAAAATAAAAGAAAAAGATGAGAATAAATTCAACGAACCCCTTGACAAACCAGGGCAAGATGTGTTAGATTTAAACGAAGAAATTAATGAACCGGATATATTGCGTGATAAGCCGGGATATGTGGGATTGGTTAGAGATTATCGGCCGGGCGAGGGTGATGATATTATACGAGATTAAATGAAGATGATATTTTTAAAATTATGATAAGTTTTTGCATTACTATAAAAAATGAAGGACTGTATGTTGACGGTTTATTAAATCAGTTAATAACCATGTTAGACAAGAGTAATGGTGAGGACGAAATTGTTATTATAGATGATTATTCTGATGATGAAGAAACAGTAGATATTTTAAATGATTGGAGAAACTCTCGGCCAGAAATTGAGTTTTACCAACGACATTTACAAAAAGATTTTGGCACACATAAAAACTTTGGAATTGAAAAATGTTCAAAACATTGGATATTTCAAATTGATGCAGATGAAACATTAGGCCACGCTTTGAAAGAAAATGTTCATTCGCTTCTTTTGGATAATTCTGAAATAGAACTTTTTCTAGTTCCAAGAGTAAATATCGTTAATGGCATAACTCAGGAAGATGTTAAAAAATGGGGCTGGGTTCAGAATGAAAAGGGATGGAATATGTGGCCAGATTTTCAAACCAGAATATTTCAAAATACAAAAAATATTAAATGGCAAGGTAAGGTCCATGAACGAATCGTTGGATTTAATACATGGACACACCTTCCCGAAGAAGAAGAATGGTCGCTTTATCATATCAAAAATATAGAACGACAAAGGAGTCAAAATGAATTATACAGAACCATTGTTTAATTCCAAACATAAGACACTCACATTTGATGATGTTCAGATCATTCCAAAGTATAGTGATGTAAGTTCTAGAAAAGTTTGTAGTACTGTAACCTCATTTACCAAGAAACGCTATATTGATATACCCCTTATAGCTTCACCAATGAAGTCTATTTGTGAGTTTGAAATGGCGTATACCATGTGGACTCTTGGAGGAGTAGGCATAGTTCATAGATTTAATAGCGTTGATGAACAAGCTGATATAGTTAATAGTTTATACAGGAGAATCACATCACAAATTTCAGAATTTGATGACAGGGTAGAACATAGATTTACGAATCCTGTTATTGCTGCTGCTATTGGATCAAAACAAAAGGACATCTTTAGAGCAAAAGCACTTTTACAAGCAGGTGCTAATGTTTTATTGATTGACATTGCTCATGGTCATCATTCTTCAATGAAACAAATTCTTGGAGATTTGCGTGCATTAAAGAGATCATTAGCAACCGATATGGATACATCGTTTGAGGTGATAGCAGGAAATATTGCAACACCAGAGGCTGCTAAAGATTTAGAAAAATGGGGAGCAGATGCTCTTCGTGTAGGAATTGGGGGAGGATCGGTTTGTGAAACCCGTATTCGAACAGGAGTCGGTATTCCACAAATTTCTTGTCTTCAATCAATTGCTGATGTTGCAAATACTCCAATAATTTCTTGTGGAGGAATCCGATACCCAGGTGATGTTGCTAAAGCACTTGGTGCGGGGGCCTCTTCTGTTATTTTGGGGTCTATGTTTTCAGGCACAAACGAAACGCCTGGAGACATACAGTATTTTGGTAAGTATGGTAATAGACACAAGATGAAGATCTATCATGGATCTGCTAGTGATGTTCAAAAGACACTTTCTTTCGTAGAATTAAATAATATTGAGGGAACCGCTACGATGGTTCCATATAAGGGCTCCGCGGAAGAAATTGTAGACGAAATAATGGACGGGGTACGTTCGGCCATGAGTTATGTGGGATCTGAATCAATTCATAAATTTTATCTTAATACAGAATTTGTTCAGATAACTACAAATGGTTTACAAGAAGCAATGCCACATCTGTTATAATTTGTTGATTTAGCAGGGAGACAATATGAAGATTAACGCAATGTTAAGGGTCATATGTGTTCTTGTTTTGTTGTTGGTACTTGATGGTGCTAATGGTAAACAAGAACAAATAGATGTTAGTGAATTATCTATACCGATTGTAGAAGTAGATGAAGATGAAAGTGACAGTAGGAAGGATATTTTAAGGTTTTTAGAAGCTATTGCACTTTTTGAAAGTAATAATAGATATGATGTTGTAAATTCATATGGATTTTTAGGAAGATATCAGTTTAGTCCAAGGACAATAAAACATCTTGGATATGATGTTTTAAATGAGGAGTTTTTAAGAAACAAAAGGCTACAGGATGAAATTATGTTAGCTTATATGAGAGAAAATTATGTTTCTCTTAGGCCATATATTGAGGAGTATAACAATACAAATTATAAAGGCATGTATATTACTACTTCTAGTATTTTGGCCGGCGCGCATTTTGCTGGGGCTATGGGAATGAAACGATTTTTGTTAAATAAGCTTGATTCTATTGGAACGGTTGATGCTAATGGAATGACGCTTCGTAAGTACATGACGAAATTTTCTGACTATAATGTAGAAGAGGTAGAGGTAGAAGGTTAATATGAATATGATTGTGATGATTGTGACATTGTTGGTTATATCTGCTGTATTAAATGTGGTTTTAATTTATGCATCATATGTTGCAGTTAAAAAAATAGAAATTTATGAAGATAGTGTTATGAGGTTTTATGAAGGAGCAACACAAATTTTAAGGACATCTCGTCATTTAGATAACAGAAAAATGTTTGAAACGGATGATGAAGTTGGTTCCTTATTTCAACAGCTAATCATGGTGATTGGCGAGTTAAGGGGTATTATTTATGAAAAGGAAGAGGAAGAGGAAACGTAATTTATATTGGACTATGGATACAGAACAAGCAATTATTGAATATAATGTATGTGATGATGAATTGCTTCGTGAAAAAATATTTAAAGACAACATTTATAAACCGTTAGACAAGTTAGCTGAAAATATAATTAATCGGTTTAAATTTCCATATATGGACGGTTCATTTGAAGACGTTAAACACGAAGTAATGTCCTACCTCGTCCTCAAACTCCCCAATTTTACAGCAGATAAAGGAAAGTCTTTTAGTTACTTTTCCGTGGTTGCAAAGAATTATTGTATTTTACAAAATAATAAAAGATACAAAGAAGAAAAGAAAGTTCTTCATTTGTCTGACAAATCGCCAGAAAGCTATTCTGTTCAAGAAACATTGATTGTAGATCCCGATGAAAGTTATAATGAACCAGAAAGAGTAGAATTTATAAAACTCTTTATAAAATATTGGGATTATAACCTTCATAAAGTTTTTTCTAAGAAGCGAGATTTGGGAATAGCTTATGCTATTTTGGAATTATTAAAACGTGCACATATGATTCATAATTTTAATAAGAAAGCTATTTATTTAATGATTAGAGAAATTACAGATTGTGAAACTTCACATATTACAAAAATTGTAAAACAAGTTAAGGAAATTAAAGATAAACAATATGAAGAATATAAAAATACTGGCATGATTCACGATTATTTTAAAAATTAAATAGTTATAATAAAGGAGGCAATACTATGGAATATATTATTTTTGATGACAAGACACTTTCTGATGTTTTTAAAGACATTTATAAAAATACTGAGAGTAAACGAGAACAGATAAATACATTTGTTACTAAGCTCGTTCGACAAATAAGAACCCCCGAAGATGCAGCAGTCATTTCTCCTATTATTAAGGATTTTATGGATGTTAATGTTAGGAACGATGAACACATCGTGCGAATCGCACAAATTGCTCAAAGAGCAATCGCTATCGGGACAAAAACTGTTAGTTCTACAGAACTCTTGACAGAAGAAGAGAAACAACAGCTGTTGAGTAATATCAAATTAGAAATAGATGATTTACAACAAGAAACAACAGAAGTTGAGGATGAACTAACACGACTTAAGGTTGGATAATGCCTTGGGATAGCTCTATTTCCGAAGGCCAAAAATCCCAAGGACTAGCTTTAAGTCTTGCTGCGGTATTGGATGTTATTACCAACGAAGAACACGAAGACTATTCCAATACTGGATTTAATGTAGGAACTGTTCGTTTTAAATATGTAGGATGGGGCGGACATCTTGATTCTGCAGATAATTCATTTTACGCTTCTTCATTAGATATGGATGTACAATCATATCCTTTAATCGGAGAAATTGTATTTATTCAGAAGGTATTGGGCATACCTTTTTATTCTCGTAGAATAAACATTAATAATAAATTACAATATAATTCATTTTCAAATATATTATCTAGGTTAAATCCTGCTAAAACCCCTCAAGATAAAAATCGTAATGTAGCTGCATCAAAAGAAAATGTTATGCAACATTCTTCAGCAGTACCATCAGAACATTTTGAGAATACAAATTATCAAGAAAGAGAATCACTTCATACTTTAAAACATTTTGATGGTGATGTTATTATTCAAAATCGTTATGGAGCAACGTTACGATTTAGTTCTTCACAGTTGGAAAGTGCATTAAATCAAAAAACTGTGCCCGGGACCGCAGAAGGTAGAAGTATTTTGGGCCCAACAAAACCAAAAAACAATGATCCGATTATAATCATGCGTGTTGGTGAACGGGATACGCCTAACACATCAACAACTTCTACCTTGGGTTTAATTGTAGAAGATATTAATTTAGATTCTTCGTCATTTGTATTATCAAGTAATCAAATGATTAATTTTAAATTTGCAAGTAATGATGATGTATATTTTCGATCTTCTAATAAATTACCAAATAAATTTCCTATGTCAAGAGATGATAATAAACTCACAACTTTATCAGGCAACCAATCTTTATTGAATAGTGGTAGATTGGTTTTGAATGCAAAAACAGATAATATAATTCTTTCTGCTCACCAAGATTTTATATCTCTAACAAATGGAGATACAATACTTGATACTGGTAAGGATTTTGTTATAGGTGGAAAACAAATTCATCTTTTGTCAGATTCCGCTCACCTTCCAGCTAAATATGGAGCAGCGCGTGAGGAAGAATTTACCGTCGCGCTTGCAGAAAAAGTAATTGAGGTATTTAAAAAACTGTTTAAAGCACTTGTAACAACGGGTGCTTATACTTCTATGGGTCCATTTGTTTCTGCAACTGGACTTAAACCCATGCTTGAAATTATAAAGGTGGATTTAGATGATATTAGTAGTGATTTGGTAAAAATTGAAAAATAAAAGTATTGAAACTATTTATTAGTAAGCGTGGAGGTAACATGAAAATTAAAGATTTTAAAAAGTTAGTGAAAGAGATAGTTGAACAAGAGATGATTGCTCAAAAAGAACAGATTCTTAAGGAAATTAAGGCTGAACTTTTTGACATTATGACTGCTCAAAAAACTTCTAATATAGAAAAAAGTTCTAAAATTAATGAAGGGGCAGAACTTGCCAAGGCTAATCTTAGACAAATGTTTCAACAAAAACTTGGAACCGGACAAGATCCCCTTTTAAACACCTCTAATGTAGCGGTAGGCCCCCAAGGCGGACTGCCGAAGACGTTTGAGGGTACTACGATAACAAGTGATCACGAAGAGGTTCTAGACGCTATTAATAAGGATTATAGTCAAGTAATGAAGAAGATGGGAGTGTGAGGTGCCAATAGGATTTACCCTTCCTCTTAGACGAGCAGATAGTGGATATTTTGAAATGTCCAATGATCTGATGACACAAATAAAAAGTAATTTTATTAATTTGGTTTCCACTATGAAGGGAGAACGGACGGGAAATTTAACATTTGGGTGTGATATTCATCGAGTTATTTTTGATCTTAATGATGATGATTTATATTCTGAAGCTAAAAGAACAGTAGAAGAAGCTGTTGCTGAGTGGATGCCTTATATTGAATTAGAAAATTTTGAAATAAGTACCACCGAGGAAGATAAAGACAGATATACAGCAAAAATTTATATGAGTTATAGATTGATAGAAACCCCCGACTTAACAGATGAAGTTTTGATTCAAATTTGAGGATTATAAATGGCAATTAATCAAGTATCTGATGTTGTATTAGATAAACGAATTGATAGAAAACAAGTAAAATATTTGAATAAAGATTATTCGGATTTCAAGAAAAGTTTAATTGAATTCACTAAATTTTATTTTTCAGACACATATCAAGATTTTAGTGATGCTTCCCCTGGAAGTATTTTTCTTGATTTATCGTCTTATATTGGAGATGTTCTTTCTTATTATACAGATCATTCTTTTAAGGAGAACCTATTAGCACACGCTGAAGAAAAGGAAAATCTTGTTTCCTTGGCTCAGGGGTTTGGATATAAACCCCGATTAGTAACTCCTGCGTTTTGTACAGTATCAATGTCTGCTTTGATTCCAGCCGACTCAGAAGGAAATTTAGAAACAAAATATCTTCCAAGATTTTTGTCAGGAACTTCTTTCGCAGTTTCGACACAAAATGATGTTGGAACCTTTATTACAAAAGATATTTGTGATTTTGGAGACGCAACTAATAGAGATGTAAGACCGTTTTCTCTTGTAGATACGGGATTGCCGGACTTTTACTTGGTATCGAAACCTATAAAAACCATTTCAGGAACAGAAAAAACTATTGAACGAGTTATTACAACACCAACTAAGTTTTTAAAAATTGAAGTGCCAGGAGCAAATGTTGTAGATATTAAATCAGTAGTAGACGCTGAAGGAAATACTTGGCATCAAGTTGATAATTTGTCTCAGGATTATATTTTTCAAGATACAGTAGCTAGTCCAAGTTCTACTGCTGTTGTCCCGTTTTATAAACTTAAAACAATTAAAACAAATAGAAGGTTTGTTGTAAGATTAAATAGAAATTTAAAAACTGAATTGATTTTTGGGGGTGGAACCGGCGATTTGTCAGATGTTTATGAAAATCCAGATTATAAATCTGTTTATGATACGAATTATTTACAGAACATGACAAACGTTGCTTTAGATACTCTTAATTTTACAACTGGTAATTCGTTTGGATTAGCCCCAGGTAATACAACATTAACCATTACCTACAGAATAGCTGGTGGAGTAACTTCAAATGTTGGATCGGGATTAATTAATAAAATCAGCAATCTTAGTACAGGAAATGAAACCAGAATTCTTTCTACAGCAGATCAAGCTGTTTATAGAACAATGTTATCTAGTGTAACTGTTATTAATGATGAAGCTGCTAGTGGAGGAGGGAGTCCTCCAAGTGTTGAACAAATCAGACAATCTGCTATGGGATATATAAATGCTCAAAGTCGCATAGTGACATCTACAGATTATGAAAAAAGAGTATTATCTATGCCCGCGAAATATGGGACTGTACATAAAGCATTTGTAATAAAAGACGATGCTATTAATGCTGTAGTTAAATATACCAAAGAAGAACAACAGAGTATTGAGTCAATAGACCCAGAAGATGATGTTAATTATGTTGATGATTCTCCAATTAATACAAATATTAATTTGTATGTGCTGGGACTTGATTCTAATAATAGATTAACTACAATAAACAATTCGGTTAAATTAAATATAAAACAATTTTTGAAAGGTTATCGAATATTAACTGAGAGAATTAATATTGTAGACGCTTTTAGGGTATGTATCGGTATTAATTATTCCATTGTTGTTTATAAGGGATCTAATACCACCGATACGTTGGTTAGGTGTAGTGATACAATTAGAAAATATTTTAATATTGATGATTGGCAAATAAACCAACCTATAATAACAGATGATTTGTTGGTAAAAATCGCAAACGTAGACGGTGTTCAGTCTGTAACAAATTTAACATTTGTAAACAAATGGCAACAGCAAGATGGAAGCGATTATCCTACATATTCATACAATATAGCAGCAAACACAAAGGATAGAGTTATTTATCCTTCAGCCGATCCTTGTATTTTTGAATTACGATACCCACAAACTGATATCGTGGGGTCCGCAGTACAATGAGTAGGGTATACATAACCGCCAGCTCAGATACGAGCATTTATGAGAGATATGCTAATCTAAATACTGGCCATGATGAAATTTTAGAAGTTGGTAAAAAACAAGATACATTAGAGATTGTCAATGGTCAAGTTAAATCTTTGATTAAATTTACTTTAACTGATCTTGTCGGAGCACCAACAACGTCTAATGCATATTTGAATTTAAAAGTAGCTAATGCTACGAAATTGAATCAAAATCAATTAGTTTATGTTTATCCGGCTTCTCGTTCTTGGGAAGAAGGGTCAGGATATTTTGAACAAAGTCCTATCAAATCTGATGATGGGAGTACATGGACTGCATATGCATCTGGTTCTAATTGGACTACAACTGGAGGTGATTATAATTTAACACCTGTGGTTAGTGCTTCGGTTGCAGATATTGTAAATGATGAATTTAGAATAAATGTTACCCCCATTATCCAACCTATGGTTTCTGCATCTGGTGGATCAGTAACTAGTAATCATGGGCTATTGATGACATATTCGGGTAGTTCAGCAACTAATATTAAAAATGTAGGAAATATTAAATTTTTCTCAAGGCAAACTCATACCGTACACGCTCCAACATTAGAATTTGCTTGGTTAAATCAATCATTTGCTACTGGAAATTTGAAAACACTAACTTCACTTGATGTTGAGATTGCTCCAAGAAATATGAAGGCTGATTATAAAGCTGGTGAAGTAGCAAAAATGCGCTTTACGGTTAGGGATCGGTATCCCGCAAAAACCTTTGCAAATACCAGACGATTTGATAATAGATATTATTTACCATCTGGATCTATTTACACTATAGTAGATGCTGGATCTGGTACAACTATTGTTCCATTTGATGCTTATTCTCATATTGATTGTGACGCTACTGGTTCTTATGTAATGGTTGATACAAAACCATTATACAAAAATAGATTTTATGAATTAAGTTTAAAGGTTACATTAAGTAGTGAGGTTTATTTTTCCAGACCCTTTAGATTTAAGGTAGTGTAATAAATGACAAGTAGTTGGGTAGGACCACGACTTCAATGGTCAGAACTTAATGATGTATTTTATTCTGAATTTGAGCTTGAAAATAAATTGAGGTTTATTGAAAAATTTCATGTTGATGGTGAAAATCAGAGAACTTACATTTATGATCTTAAAGAATATCCAACAAGGATTAAAAAATTATACATAAAGGGCAATAGTGAAAAGAAGGTGCCAATACAAATGTTAAACATTCAAACAAATACAATTGAAACAGTCCCTTCAGTATTTTTTAATCGCGCTGAGCCCACCGCATTTCAGGAATTTTAATAATGCCCTATCCACAAAATTATGCAGAAGATATAGGAAGTATTGCTACTGGAGATCTTGCAAAGATAGAAGAAACTATTTTTAGATTTGCTAATCCTAATGATGAGATTGTTTCTAAAGTAGTTGCTGATGGTGAGTTGGGGCTGGATCTTAGTAATGAGTTTCTTGAATTACACTTTTATACTAGAGGTACTAATGAATTGGTAAAAAGTGTAGTGATCCCATTTTCAGAAAATTATCTTCTGGTTAGAGATCGCGCGCGTCGGAGACATCATGGAGATACTGCTTATGAGACATTGCAGTTGGGTTTGGAGCTTTGGCGTCCAGAAAATCCAGAAACTAGTCTTTATTCAAAATATCTTAGTGATTTAGCTCCCGGTACATATAATTTAATAATTAATTTCTTTTCAAAAGAGATCGGACAGTATACCAAATCTACAGCTGATGGGGGTCAACAGAGTGCAACTAATTGGAAAATTGCACAAATTTCTGATACTAGACAAGAATTACTTCTAGAGCCGATATCTACTACTTCGGTTGATCAAACACAGTTTCAACAGTTTGTTGATACATCTATTTTTGTAAAAGATTTTAAATATATTTTGGGCCATGCATTTGAAACGCATAAACCACTTGATGAAAATAAGTATGAAACCTTAATGAATAACATTCTTGAGCAATTGCGGGTGGATACACTTACATGGAATTATATTGAAGAAAATCATCGCGAACTAGTTGAGGATGTATTAAGAAATGTTGTTAAAGATATATTTGGTGAAATAAAAACTTGGGTGGATGGTGAGATAGAAGCTAAAAGATTTAGAATAACTGATAATAATTTTCAAGCATTTTTAGGAAACAAACTTAGGGAAGTTCTTGGTTCATTATCTAATACAAATTCCCATTTAAGTAAGTTTCCTGAAAACGGACAACTTTTTTTGAATCAATAAATGAGTGAGGAATAAATGCCATTCACGATTAGCCCTCCGCTATTGCTAGAACTAGAAAGATGTTCTTGGGATGCGCCATATGAAGAGGATATTGTTAGTGGTCCCTATGTGATTGATTATACAAGTTCAGATAAATCTACGGACACCCTAAAACTAGAATTTTCTCATACGGGACCATTGAGATTTTGTTTGGCCGATGAAGTAACGTCCATAGATGCTCCTGTTTATATTAGCGAAAGCGGTACGTTTCAATTTACAGTTAAGGTTGTTCACGACATATTAAATCGTCAATCTAATAATATAACCTTTAGAGGATTGATTAAAGCAACAGAAGAATCCCAAGGGCCGCCAGTGGTGTACGGGTGCAGGGATGTCGATGCAGCGAATTATGATGGTGATCCGACTCACATCCACGATCAGAATCTTTGTAGATATGATCCAGAAGAGGTGTTCGGGTGCAGGGACGAGACTGCATTGAATTATGATGATGATCCGACTCACATCCACAATCAGAATCTTTGTGTATATCCCCCCGCGGCGCCTTGGTATGAACTTGGGATCGCCCCACCAACTGCGACGTTCCAGCCCAACAGTGATACAGAAGAAGTTAACGTATCTTTCCAAGAGATAGATGCTGACTCCCGAATACAAACAAGAATGCATCCGGTGGACGGATTTTCCGTCAAGGCAGCCGATGTACGGTCTGGACATCTAGTTAAGTTTGACGAACAAGCTTCAGAAGGATCAAAGTTGGTTTTTCAAATGGTGCCAGGCGGCTGGGAGATCGTCGGCGGGACCAATACGCATCCGCTCTTGCTACAACCTGCTACGTTTATAGTAACAGTAAACGAAAGGTATAAAGATCAAGGGGGTCAGCCACTTGAAGTTACGTTAAGACTATGGGCAGAAGGCGCCGCTCTGCCCGTGTTGAGTCCTGTTATGAATGGGGTCTTCCAGAAGGAGCGGCCAGACGAGTGCTACATGGACCAAACGGGCAACATCAATATAAGAGTGAATGTCACGATGGTCGGGCCATCCACGGCCACGCTACAGGAGCGGGTCAACGCTGGATCGTGGGACGATGTCGGTGGCACCATCGGAGCGGGCTCGTCCAATCTGACCGTCCACAATCGCGATCCTGGCAAAACCTATGAATATCGTATCAGATACAACGACCCCGGCGTCGCGACGCTATGGTCATCCATTGGAACCGTCTCGACCAGCTGTGAGCGCTTCTAATGCCTTATCACCGTGATGAAGGCTTCCGATTCGGTGAAATCCTTAATGGGGGCGATCCTCCCGCGGAAGAAGGCCCCGATGCTCCGGACGACCCCGAGCTCAAAGGGGGGCTCCCCAGGAATAAGTGGAAAAGCGGAGGCAGCCGCCCCGTAAACGGGTGTACCGATCCAAATGCACTGAATTATAATCCTAATGCAACCGCAGATGACGGTACTTGTGAATATTTTCAATCATCGGACCCCGGCGACCCACCTGACCCCGGTCGCCCACGACCACCTGACCCCGGTCGCCCACCCGCCGCTCCATTGCCCAACCATATTCAGCTGTTTGGTGAGTTCGGTGGATCGCTTACTAATGAGACTTTAAAGTTTACAGAAGCGGGACAGACAAAAACAATTACAGCTCAGGTTTTAGATGATAATAATGATATAATTCCAGCACTAAAGATCAACTGGAACTCGACAGCTCCAGGGTTGATTCGTGTTGAGAGCCTTACTACATCTGGGAATAAGGCTAAAGTCACATCTATTAATCCAACCGCAACTCAAGTTGTAAAAATTCGAGCAACACATGATGCACGATCGCGCAACCGCGGAATTATTGAACTTGACCACGCCGCGTCATTTCCTATTACTCCTGTTTTTCAAATATTAGGGTGTACCGATCCAGATGCACTGAATTATAATCCTAATGCAACCACAAATGACGGTACTTGTGAATATCCTCAACCACCTGTTATCACACATGTTGTCACACCCACTGCGACCGAACTGGTCACTGAGTTTGATTTTGTAGTTAATTTAAAGTTTAATTGCGACTATAATCAAATTCCCATACGAACCATTTTAGCTCGGACTATTACAGAGCTAATGCAACCATATTTTGAGGATTATTATGATCAATTAAGATATGGAAAAACTCTTCTTAATTTTGATAAAGGTAGTGAGTTGCCAGAAGGTATGAGTAATGAACAACTTCAAATTATAAATTGGAAACGAGCAGGAGGAAATAAAGTAGCCCTTCGTCTTAAAAATGTACTTCCCACTGGATATCAAGTTGGTCGCCGGGCTATGGTAGTTAGAGAAATACAAAATCCAGTTTTTGATGTAATTAAATTTTTACCTGTTGAAGTTGGATTCATTGTACCAGAGTTAAGACCGGCTATATCCACGCATAAACTTGGAACCCAAAATAAAGTAACAGGAAGATTAGTAGATTTAATTCCAGACATAGCTGGAGGATCTGGGGAATTGAATGTAAGTTCAAGTTATTCTAATTTTGTTTCAAATCAAGTATTAGAAAATTATTATAATGTGACTTTAAAGTCTATGGAGATAAATGCAGATTATTCAAATTTTGAAAATTTTGTGACATTTGGATCTGCTCAAAAGAGAATTGATGTCTTTAAGGCCAAGTTAGATAAAATACAAGATTTAATAAAAATATCTCCGGTATTTGTTGAAAATTTAAATATTTCCGGCTCAGCTGCTGAATCGGGATCATATGATACTGTTTTCGGAACATTGGTGGTCGCTGCGAATGGAACTACCACCTTGTCCCAAAACGTAGGGTCAGACTTTGGAACGGGATCTTCAGCGGTATATGACATCCTGTCTTCTACAAGTGGATCTTCAAC